TTACCTTTTAAAAGCTCTTGTTTAAAAACATTACAAACTGCTTGTGATATTGCCATAATTTTCTCCTATTAAGGGTTTGCAGATGGAATAGGAATACGAATACTTCCGTCCCTATATTCATCTCTTCGTTTTTTACCTAATTGTTCTTGTGCAAGTTGTTGAACCGCTTCTTGGTAAGAAGCTTCATATACTTGTTGATCGTTAGGCGCTTTCAAGAACTTAAACGCTTCACATAAGCAGGCATATAATAAAACACGAGGAGCGTTTACGCTGACCCATGTTTGAGTATTACTAGTCGATAAGCCTGTTGGTAATTTAGTAATACCTATCTCAAATTTATACACCGCATTTGGAGTAGGTGCAATAGCTATTGTGCCCATGTCCCATGTTGCATAGTATTTTGGTATCACTGTAGAGCCCACTTCTGGAGTTGGATAGTATTCGTTTAAATAATCCACATCGACACGAAGCAGTTTAAACCTCTCTTTTGTCCCTGAATCTGTGTACAATGTGACATATCTTATAGTGGTAATATCATTAATTGTTGGTGTGGTAGCTGCAGTGGTTTGACCGGGTAGGGTTACAAATCTATTGCCAGATGCTGTATTACCATTGATATATGTTTTGAAACAATCTAGCTCTATGTCTCTAAATATTCTGTTTTCAGCATGTTCAATAATATCGTTGATGATAGTCGTAGTCAGAACCTGATCATCAGTTTCTGCATAGTCTCTAATCTGTGTTACTAGTTCTGCATAAGTTGTCATGGTGTTAATGTTACAGGACCCGCTGAAGCAAGTCCACCCCCTCCTGTTTTATTTCCTACTACTGCTGTATCAGTATCTACTGTAAAAGTATAGCTGTCATCATTAACTTTTGTAATAGAGTATCCAGCAGCTTTGTTAATGTTGGTTGGCGTAATACCGTCAAAACCTATTGCGTTTCTAAATCTCACTACATCACTAGTAGCTCGACCGTGACTTGATTCTATTACAGTTATAACTCTTGAACCTGATCCAGCGGTTGTAAAAGGATTTAAGGTCAACATGTTTGCTACTGTGTTTTCTACTCTATCAGGTCTTGCGTTTTGCAATCCTTGTGCGTCACCTTTTTGTACTTTTGGTTCTAACTGTGGATGCTTTTCTTCGTATTCTGAAACGTGAACTAAATGACCGTTCCATTCTTTTCTCATCTCACGATAAGGAAAAGCCATACCACTTCTATCTGATATCGCTTTTGATTTACTTCCTGATGCAAAATTAGACATTTGGGTAATAAGCCTGTGGTGTTATAAAAGTGCTTGAAGAAGAACCATCTTCTGTTAAAGCTCTTTGTAGTTCATCTTCATATAATAATTTCATTTGTTGCACCATTTCTGGTTTTACTTTTTGACTTAGATAGTAAGCAAGTCCTGAAACCATACAAGGTACAAATCGATAAGGAACATCAACAACGTTTGTTGGTAAACCTCCATCCTGAATTCTTTTTACAAAATACAAAGCTACATCATTAGCAGCGGCTGTAGCATCTGGAGTAGGATAAAGTGTAATCGTTACGTTATCTATAAATCTTTGTACGTAGTATTGTGTTGGTTGCCCCTTTGTAAGTTTGTTTGACAGTCCAGAATAAGTTGACCTATTTATCTTTGTAAGAGCAGAGTCACTTTGATTTGTTGTTCCTTTGCCTGTTCTATAAGCAGCTTCAAGAACGTCATCAACACCATGTATCCCGTTAGTGGGAGAAGTTGTTGCACTTGTTCCATCAGCAGCGTCTCTAAAAAACTTATATTCCGCTTGACCTTCAACTAAATCTAGATTTGTTTTTTCAATCTCCCAATAGTGTAAGCCTCTGTTAGCCCATTCCATAAACATAATGTCTAAAGAACGTCTAGCTGATCTAAGTTGATATCCAGAAACAGAGTCTAAACCTACTCGATTGTAAGCTTCTTTAACAATATCATCGATTGGAAAAATAGCTTCCGATCTAGTTGTACCCGATGTTGTCATTTGGCCCCCTAGTTAAAAGTAATAGTGCAACTGCCTGATCCAGAGAGTGTTAAGTGACAACCATTTTTCATTCTAATACCACTTCCAGGAACAAAGATTTCTAGTCCTTCTGTTCCAAAAAGAAATGTATGAGCTGTACCTGCTCCTGTAGTTGCATTGTCATGCAAAATAACAGAACCACTTGCGTTGCCCTTTGCTTGAATAGATGTAACCCTACAAGGCCCGCCGACTAAAACGCCAGTAGCGGTTGCTTGAGCTGTTCTCTGGTCTGATGTGAATGATCCTCCACCTGCCATAATATTTCCTCCTAAATTAGCGGGGCCGAAGCCCCGCATTAATTAACTATTAGCTTAAGTTATTATTCTGTATGTACAGAACAGTAACCGTAGCGGCACCAGTTGTACCATCACCGTTAGCTGCTGTGAATACAGCGTTAACTGTCTGATCAGATGATCCAATATCTGTACCATCAGTACCAATAGTACCTCTAGTTGTAGCCAAAGCTTTTACGTTTGTGTTTGCAAGATATTCATCATCGTCACCTGCGTGTCCGATTTTTACAGTTGCTGTACCACCATCGTTAGAAACAGTTGTAACATTTAAGACAACGTCAACGATTTGTGAGTTTGCAGGTATGATTCCTACCGCTGTAGTAGCAGTAGCACCAATTATGTCAATCACGGCTGATTGTGCCATTAAGACGGAACCAGTATTTTTACTTGCTCCTTCTCTTATTGATCCAGCTTTTACTGGACCCGAAAATGTAGTTGTACCCATTTTATATTCCTCCTATTAATTAACACAGTCGCGAGGCCGTCTGGTCAAGTCTGTGTTTCTTTGAATATACGCTTTTAATTTAATGATTGCAAATAAAAAGGGGCGCCGAAGCGCCCCTTAGAATGGTTTATAACCTTAATGATTATACACCTGGTGATCCGAATAGACCTCTAGGATCAGAGAAGCCGAAGCTGTATCTTTCCCTAGCTTTATATCTAACGTTACCAGTTTCAAAATCACCCTCTAGGGCAGTTTTGATTGGTGCTCTAACCATGTGCTTTAAGCCGTTAGGAACGTCTGTTTTGATATAGAACGCTTCGTTATCAGCAAGGAAGTTATTTACCACGTATCCTTGTGGTATCATTCCCATGCTTGATAAAGCGTTAATATCGTTATCAGCAGTTCCAACTCTATTAGCAGATTTCATGATTCGCTCAGCTACAAATTGCTGTCCTGGGTGAATGATTAATTTCATTCCACGAGCAGCGATTTTTAAGCCTCTCTCATCTGTTAGTGCAGCAATGTCAATGATTGACTGCTCTAAAGATGTTTCAGATAAGTCAGCAGCTGTTGCTAACTCGTTTCTGAAAGTACCTGCGATCGTAGGGTGAGATTGGTCTAGAAGTGCTACACCGTCCCCTCCCGCTGATGCGCCTGCAGTGAACGCGTTGTCCAGAATTGCAGCGGCTTTAAGTTGCTTAGTTTGAGCCATAGAACGTGCTAGTGCTTTTGTGTAACGAGTAGAAATCTTGTCATACAAGTTATCTTCAATTGCTTCCTCAGTAATTGCGAAAGCAAGAGCCACTGTGCTGTGAAAGTTTCTTGCGCGTTGTCATAAGTTACACCAGCGCCTTCAGCTTTAACTGCAGCTTTGTCGAATCCAGATAACATTACTTCTTCTTCGAATGCTCGATCAGAATTTTCTGTATCAAAGATTTCTGCGTGTTGGTTTTCGTAGTTTTTGTACTCAAGTCCGAATAATGCATTCAGACCTGGCTCTAGCTCTTTAGCTAGTTGTTGTCTTGATATAGCCATTATTTATGTCCTCCTGCTATTATGCGTACAAGTGCTCGTTAATTAGAACATTATAAACTGCATTAGCTGAACCAACCTCACCGCGACCTTCTTTTCCAGAAAATCCGATAATCATTAAGTTGGCACCGTTACCGATACCAGCTGGTCCTGCAGAGTCAAGTTCCATTGCACTTACACCCGTTGTTGTTGAGCCTGTGCCTACGACTACGTCTGCTGTTTGCATGACGTCAGATTGTGCAGATGCACCATCACCTTGTATTTCAAATACTTGGTATGGGTCATCGTATACAAATGCGTCTGCTACAGCGCCGTTTCCGCTGGCCTTAGACTGGTTTTTAAAAGTAGGTTTGTTAGTTGTCGCGTCGTCAAATTTACATCCCCAAAAAACACCAATGTTAGTAGTACCTGTTCCAGCTTGCTGGATGTTACCAGAGTCTGGTTGTACCATGTCACCTTGGAAAATTGCATTAGCTTCGTTAGATGCAATTTTATATTCGTTCATTTTTTGAGGCGGTCCACTTCCGATTTTTCCAACTGGATTCAAACCAAATGCGGCGTCTATATTTGCCATATGTTTTTCCTCCTTAAAGGTTTAGTTGTTAAATCAGTGGTCGAAATATCAAAATGCTATTTCTTTGTACCACCAAAAGTTACACGAGTTTGTCGATCTTGATTAATCGGCATACTTGGGTGCTGTTCCTTCAAGACATCGTTTTCTAAGGCTTCATGTCGATCGGCAGATACTTTTTTAAAGTAGTCCTCTCGAGACCTTGCGAGCTCTTCGGGTATCCTTGCCAGCACAAGGCCACCAACTCCTATTACACCTGAATATTTACCTGTGTCTAAAGACGGGTAATTATCGTTTGGGTATTCGTCAGCTCTCACTAACTCCCAACCAGATCTCAACTTACCTGTTATATTTTTTGAGTCGTCTTGACCCATACTTTCAGCTCGTATCCATCTGTGTCGATAACCGTCTGGTGCAGGCGGTGCATCTAGTGATGATGGGGGAGTCCAAACTTTAGGCTTTTCAGTTTTAGCTCTAGTTTGACTCGCGCGAGTGGTCTTCATTTTATCGTTTTCCATATGCTTATACCTCCTTCGCGGCTAATTGTTTCGCATATTCTTCTAGCGGCAC